CCACTTCCACGACAGGGGCCCCGTCATCACCGACGAGGCCTACAACATCGCCAACACCGCTAAGGACGACCTCAAAGCCCGTCTGGCGGCCCTTTCAACCCAATAAGAGGAGATCGCCATGACGCAGATCAACTTCGGTTTGGGGATCGCCGCCATGATCCCTGCTGGGTCCAACCCGACCCCCATCCAGTTCGGCATCCTCCAGGATCTGAGCTTCGATATTTCGTACACGGAGAAGGAGCTCCGAGGCTCGAAGATGTTCGCCTTCGACAAGGCCCGGTCCGGGGGCAAAATCACCGGCAAGGCCAAAATCGGGAATATCAACGGGGCGATCTATACGAACCTGATCTCCGGGGCGACCCAGAGCACGGGCTCCAAGATCGTGGTGCCCTCTGAAACTGCGGTAGTCCCCACCACCCCCTTCATCATCACGGTGGCCAACGGCGCGACGTTCGACACCGACTTGGGCGTGATCGACAACACCACGGGCCTTTCCCTGGTCCGCGTCGCCGCTGCTCCCACCACTGGGCAGTATGCAGTCAACACTACGACAGGGGCTTACACCTTCGCGGCTGCGGATGTCGGCCACAGCATGATCTTCACATACACCTACACCGCTGCCGCTGTCGGCAAGACCGTGAGCATCACCAACACCCTCATGGGCGCAGCACCTACGTTCCTGCTGATCTGCGGGAACACCTACAAGAACAAATACAACGGCATGAAGATCTACGCCGCCACCTCCAACAAGTTGGCCATCGGGATGAAGGCGGAGGACTACACCGCCTGGGACATCGATATCAGCGCCATGGACGACGGCACCGGCAAGGTCTTCGACCTTTACACCACGGAGTAACGGATGACCAAGCCCAACCTCAGAGCCACCCTGGACCCCCAATTTGACGGAACAACCGTCACGATGCAGCGGAAGGAATACCTCCTCCCTCCGCTAACTCTCAACCAGCTTCGCAAAATGACGCCCAAACTAGGGAAGCTCGGCAACAGTGGGATCCCGACCAATTCCGACATGGACGTGATGCTCGAAGTGATCCATATGTCGGCGGTCAGGAACTACCCCACCATGACCCGCGATGACCTGGGCGACCTGGTGGACCTGGGGAACCTGCAGACGGTTTTCGCTGCCGTGATGTCCGTCTCCGGCCTGGACCAGAAAACGGGGGAAGTGTAGGGGGGGCCGCCGTGGATTGGGGCGAGATCTTCAATGATCTCGCCCAGGCCTACGGGTGGACCTGGGACTACATCGGCAACGCTGTGACCCTCCCCGTGCTCTCCGAGATATACATCGCCTGGGGAAGGCGTCCCCCTCTGCACTGGATGGCGGCCTCTTACTTCGGCATCGGAGCAGGCCCGGCCACGAGCCCAGACGAACAACCACCCCCACCCCCGCCAGATCCTGCCGCGATTCAGGCGCTCTGGGACCAGCACTTCAAGGGATGACCTATGGGCGCCACTGATACGAACATCGAAGTCCAAATTACCGCGAATACCGCCGCCCTCGCCCCCGGCATGAACCAGGCCAAGGCCGCGGTAGAGCAGAGCGTCTCTGGGATTCAGAGCGTCTTGGGGGGCATGAATACCTCTTTTTCTGGCATCCAGAGCATCGTCCAGAAGGTTGCGGGCGGCTTTGGGATGCTGGGTGGCGTCCTTGCTGGCGGGGCGATGTTCAAGGAGGTTGTAAGCGCGGCCAAAGACTGGAATGGCGAGGCCATGAAGATGGCTGCGCAGCTTGGCATCACTACCGAGCAGGCATCTGTCTTGAATGTTGCTCTCGGCGACATCTACAGCAGTTCTGAGGCCTACCTGCACTCCTCACAGATGATGACCCGCCAGCTCAACAGCGGCGGCGAGGGGTTCAAAAAGCTTGGAGTCGAGATCAAAGACTCCAATGGACACCTCCGGCCCACGGGCGAGCTCATGCAGGACGTGCTGGGGAAGCTGAACGGCATCGAGCAAGGCACCGCCAGGAATGCGGCCGGAATGGCGATCTTCGGGCGTGGCTGGGCAGAGGCCTCCAAGCTCCTCAAACTCAATGCTGAAGTGATGGAGGAGGCCAAGAAGAAGGCCGAGGCCCTGAATCTCATCGTGGGCGGCGATGCGGTAGAGGCCCAGAAGGCCTACAAGGCGGCCATGAACGATGTGGACGACGTGATGCTTGGCTTGAAGCTCACTATTGGGCAGCAGGTGCTCCCAATCCTCGCAGAGATGGGCAAATCCATTGCCGAGTACGGCATCCCGGTCGTCAAGGCGCTGAGCGTGGCCATGAAAATCCTGATCCAAGCCCTCGATGTCCTGGTCTTCGGGATCAAAGCCTGGGCAAACATGGTGGGTGAGGCCTTCGGGTCGGTGATGGACGCGGGGGAGAAACTAGCCTCCATGTTTAAGAACCTCCTTTCTGGCAAGTGGGGGGCGGCGGCAGACGATGCGCGGGGGGCAGCTCAGGCCATCAAGAACAACTTCGGCGCAGCTTTTGAGGGCATCGCCCAGGACTGGGAAAAGCTTGGCGAGAAGGCGATGAAGCGGTGGGACGGCCCGGAGTCCAAAGAAACCCGCGTCGGGAAACAGGGTGGGAACAACTACGACCCTGACAAGGAGACCAAGTCCTCGGCATTCGATAAGTTCTCCAAAGAATGGGAGGCCCAGAAGGCCTTGATGATCTCTCAGGGCAAGGAAGCGGAGGCCTACGGGAAGACAGCAGAGCTGGCCTTCTGGGATGGCAAGGTTGGATCTTTAAAGAAGGGCTCAGAAGACTGGATCAAGGCCACTTTGAAGGCCAACGACCTGCGCACCCAACTTGCGCAAGAGTCCTTGGAACGCGACAAGGCCCGCACTGCCGACGAATTGACCGCCGCGAAGGAGAACAGCGCCAAGCGGGTGGAAATTGCGCAAAAAGCCTATGAGGGCATCCGCGCCCAGCTTGGCGAGCAGCACAAGGAAACCATCTCCGCCCACAAGCGGCTGGAAGACGAGCAGCACCGCCACGCAGAGAAGCTCAAAGAGGTTGATCGCCTCATCGCAGAGAACGTTACCGAGTCCGCGCTGGCGGTCTTGGATATCGAAGAGGAGGGACTGAGTCAGCAGCGGTCCATGGGCTTCATTTCTGCCCAGCAGCAGCTCCAGCAGCTCCGCGACATGGAGGCCCAGCGGCTGGCCATCAAGCGCGCAGGGCTCCAGGCCGAAGCCGACCTTGAGCCTGATCCTGCCAAGCGCCAGGCACTCAACAACCAGATTGAAGCCCTGGAGCGCCAGCACACCCTGAAGATGGTGCAGTACAACGGGCAGGCCGCTTCTGAGAGCGTGAACCAGTGGAAGACGGTCTTGAACAACATGACCTCCAACTGGGAAACGGGCATCCAGAAAATCCTTCACGGGACGATGAGCCTGTCCCAGGGCATCCGCGGCGCCTTCAAGCAGGCTGGCGACTACGTGGAGAAGCTCATCATCAAGACTGGCCTGGATTGGGTCAAGGGTGAGATCGTCAAGAATGCGGCCACCGCCACCGGCACAACCATGCGTGCAGGGATGGAAGAGGGCGCGGCCCTGAAGTCCATCGCCCTCTGGGCGGCCACGGCGATCAAGAACATCGCCGTCTCGGCATATCAGGCAGCCGCAGGGGCATATCAGGCGCTGGTCGGCATCCCCTACGTCGGTCCCTTCCTGGCCCCTGCCGCTGCAGGGGTAGCCCTAGCCGCAGTCCTGGCCCTGGGTTCCCGCATTGCATCCGCTTCTGGAGGCTACGACATCCCCAGCAACGTGAACCCCATCACCCAGCTCCACCAGGAGGAAATGGTGCTCCCAGCCCAGCACGCCAACACTATCCGCAAGATGGGCGAAATGATCGCTCAGGGCGGTGGCACCGGTGGCGGGTCTTCGAACACCTATCACATCAGCGCCCTCGACGCGAAGTCCTTCCGTCAGTTCCTGCGGAAGAACCAAGGTCCACTTGGCTCAACCCTGGGCGAGATGGCCCGAAACGGGAGGCGCTGATGTCGCAGCTCGTGTTCCCTTCTGACCTCCCGGGCTTCGACATCAAGGTCAAGCGGGGCGAGATGTACAGCACCATGATTCAGGCCGCCGCATCCGGTAAAGAGCTCCGCGCCAGCTTCCAGAGCAGCCCCCGTGTGCAGTACGAGTTGACCCTCAATGCCGTCCGGCAGTCTGGGTTCTCCAACAGAGTCTTTTCCGACGAGCCCAACCAGCTTCGCGCCCTTATGGCTGCCGTCCGGGGTCGCTGGGACACGTTCCTCTTCACAGACCCCTTGGAACCCAGCTTATCCGGGCAGGCATTCGGCACCGGCAATGGCTCGACATACACTTTCCAGCTCTGCGACAGCCTCGGCAACCCGGTCTATGACCTGAACGGAGCTCCTGCCCTCACCCGAACCGACTGGCAGGGGACGGTGGGGCTGTCGAGTGTGGCGAGGACGAATCTGCTGACATATTCGGAGCAGATCGACAACGCTGCGTGGCAAAAGAACGCCTTGGGTGTTGGGTTGGCTCCTGTTGTAACCCCCAACTATGGGGCCGCTCCTGATGGGACCATTACAGCAGACCGGGTAGTGTTCGACTGCGGGGCTGGGGCCACAACCGGAGATCGTTCAAGGTTGGAGCAGAGTTATGCGGGCTATCAGGTCCAGCCCTACACATTCAGCGTGTGGCTGAAAACCGTCGATGGGAGCTCGAAGACGGTTCTCATCGGGAACTGGAACTCTCCTGCGCCCATCCAGACGGTCACCGGAACCTGGCAACGCTTCGCCTTTACCATCACGCCCGGAAGCGCTTTTGCATCACTGGTATATATTCGCCTAACAGCCACTCAAACAAGCCAATCTGCTGATCTTCTAGTCTGGGGCGCGCACCTCGAACCCGGATCGACAGCAACCCCCAATATCCACACGGACGCCTCCCCCGTCACCATCACCGACTACACCCTCAGCGCCTCCGGTCTGGTCGTCTTCGCCCTGACTGTCAACCCCATCACCGCCACAGCCCTCACCCCTGGCACCGGTGTGCAGACCGCCTGGACGCTCACCACGCCTAACGGGTCAACGCCCACGGTCAGCAATGTGTGGGTTACCGACTGGCAAGGGAGGCTGCCACGGTATGCGACGATCCGGTACAACTACCTCCAATTTTCCCAATCCATCGGGAGTTGGTCTAAGAGCGGTGCCGCCGCTTCGGTCATCACCACTGACACCATCGTTGCGCCTGACGGCACCACGACCGCCGATGTGCTGGACCTGACCAGCGCAGCGGTGGGGGAAGGGATCTTCGCTTTTGCGATGGCGGGCACCTCTGGAGTCCAAACAGGTGTGGGTCAGACGGTCACACGTTCCGTCTGGCTAAAGGGTGCCAGTGGGGGAGAGGTGATCAACCTTACCGACCCTACGGTGGGTGGGACCAACAATGTGACCATGACCACCGCATGGCAGAGATTCACCTACACCTCCACGGCAGGGACCGGAACCTTTGGGCTATGGCTCCGCAAGGTTTCCGGCAACGTGGTCCATGTCTGGGGCGGGAAAATCGAACCAGGGAGCGTTGCGACCGCATACTTCTCCAACAGTAGCGGTATCGCATGGTCTACCGTCACCGATTACGCCGTCTCCGGCAGCACCCTCACCTTCGGCGCTCCCCTCCTCTCCGGCGCGATCCTCGAGTGGGACGGGAGCTATGTGGGTGCGCCTGCTGCTGGAGTGCCGCTGCGGTGGTCGGGCGGATACTACCGCCGCGTGCGCTTCGACTCCGACACCCTCGAATTTGAGCGGATCGTTGACAAGGCATGGGATGGCAAAACCCTCAAATTGATCTCGGTGAAGTGATGAAAACCGCCTCCGCGCAACTCATCGCGCTCCTCTCCGGCAACAGCCAATTCCTTATGGCGGACCTCTATACCCTCACTCTGGTGGGCGGGACCATTTACCACTGGTGCGGGGCCGACTCGAATATCACCTATGGCGGCAACGTCTTCACGACCGTCACCGACAATGGCGGCCAGCCAGCTCTCTCCAGGGGGGGCATCCGGCAGGCCAGGGGTCTAGAAGTCAGCACCCTCGACGTGACCCTATACTGTGGGGACTCCGCCCTAATCCTCGGTATCGACGCCTCCCTGGCCGCCCACAATGGCGCTCTGGATGGGGCTCGGCTCAAGGTGGAGCGAGTCTTCATGCCCACCTGGGGCGATGTTTCTGCCGGGTCCGTGGTGCTCTTCGAGGGTGCTACTGCTGGCGTGGATTGCGGGTCCACTCAGGTCGCCATTCACGTCAAGAGCGACTTGGAAAAGCTCCAGGTGAAGATGCCAAAGACGCTCTTCTCGCCAGAGTGCCAGAACGCCTTCGGGGACGCATCCTGCGGCATCAATCTCGCAGCTCTGACTGTCGCCAAGGCCGTCACCATAGGCAGCACTGCCAGCATCATCAACGGGGCCAGCGGGCAGGTGGACGGCTACTACACCAACGGCGTCCTGGTCGCCACGAGCGGGGCCAACACTGGGGCCCGGAGGGCGGTCTCCTCCTATATCTCCGGCGTCATCTCGCTCGTCACCCCCTTGCCATCCGTCCCGGCCGTGGGCGACACCTTCACGGTCTATCCCGGATGCTCCAGGACCACCACCGCGTGTTCCGGGTTCAGCAATACGACGCACTTCCGGGGCTGCCCTTACGTCCCGGCACCGGAGACGACTCGATGAGCCAAGAGATGAAGGAGCGGGAGGCTGTTGTCCGGGAGGCGCTGTCTTGGGCCGGGACACCCTACCACCATGAGGGGCGGGTCAAGGGGTCCGGGGTGGACTGCGGGCAGCTCTTGGCCCTGGTCTACGATGCGGCAGGGCTCATCCCCGAAACCAGCCCGGACGCTTACCCGTGTGACTGGCACCTTCACCGGAATGAGGAGATTTACTTGGGCATCGTGGAGATGTTTGCCCACAAAATCGAGGGCACTCCCAGGCCTGGGGATATCGTGCTCTACCGGTGGGGACGGTGCATCTCTCACGGCGCCATCGTCATCGACTGGCCCCAGGTGATTCACAGCTACGTGGGCCAGGGCGTGATTTTGGATGACGGTGAAGCCAACCAAGCGCTGGCATCCCGGCAGGTCGGTTTCTGGTCTGTTTGGGGGGAGAAGTAATGGGCGGCGGCGGAACCAATACAACCGAAACGCAACTGGCGGGCATCCAGATCCAGACCTCCTGTTATGGCGGGGCATTGCCCTTGGTTTATGGGACAACTCGCGTCACGGGCAACATGGTGGATTACGACGATTTCACCCCCATCGCCACAACCACCGAAATGGGGAAGGGTGGAGGATCATCCAGCACTGCTTACACCTATGCGGCTGGGGCCATTCTCGCCCTCTGTGAGGGCCAGGTGTCCAGCATCAATCGGGTGTGGCGGGATAAGGAGATTAGTACCCTGAGCGGCTATGGGCTGACCCTCATTCCCGGCACCCGTCCACAATCCCCGTGGGCGACCTGGGTCAGCAAACATCCCAACAAGGCCCTGGCCTACTCCGGTATGGCCCTGATTGCGAAAACGAATTTCGACCTGGGCAGCTCCGGGGCGATGAAGAACCACTCCTTTGAGACGACCGCACTCTTGGCGACAGAATACGACACGTCCAGCTTGATTAGCATTGGCGTGGGAGACGGGACCGCCACAAACTTCCAGCTCCTCGACAACTCTGGCAACACTATCACCAGTATGAGTGGCTATGTGGGGCCTGTCTTTTACTCTGGAGGCACCCAGATCACAGCCGGGGTCAGCGTACAGAAAATCAGTGGGACCTACTACCTTCACTTCACCACCGCGCCCGCCAATGGGGCTTCCATCGCCTGGGGGACCTCTCTCGTGATGGCTGATGCCAAGCCCTCTGCCGTCCTGGCCGACTTCTTGGCCGACCCTTACCACGGGGCAGGGTGGAGCGCCTCCCGGATTACTGACCTGGTGACAGGGAATGGCTCCTGGCAGAACTACTGCACCGCCATGGGCTTTGCCGTTTCACCAGCCTTTGGAGAGCAGAAAGCCGCGGCGGATCACATCCAATCCCTGCTGGACGCCACCAACTCCGAAGCTGTTTGGGCCGCAGGCGCTTCAGGCATGTCG